CCGTCAGGTTTCAAATGCTTGCCGGCCATCGCCAAACGAACCACCGCGTCCTCGCCTTGGTCTTGGGCCAACTGCCTGTAGATGTCCGGCTCAACCGCCGCCTTCTTGCCCGCAGCCCGCACGCTCTTCTCAGGCGACACACCCGCCGACTTCATCGCCAACTCGTCCGCCGCGTCCTGCTCCACGCGCTTCTTCAGCATGGCCTCGCGCTCTTGCTTGCCACCGAAAATGCCCAGCAGCCGCTCTTGGTCCGGCGTCAACTCAGCCGGCGCTTTCTCAAGCGCTGCCACCTTCTTGCCGCGTGGCGCTGCGTTCAACAACATGCCCGTGTCGGCCATGTAATCCATCAGTCTATCGCCTGCCACAGGGGCCAATGCTTTGCCGGCCGCAATCGCTGGGTCAATCGCCATGGGAACCAGATTTGCAGCCGCCTCTAACACCGGCCGCTTTTGCGGCGTCACCATGCCGTAGCGCTGCATCAGGTCCTGAATGTGTTCGGATCCGCCAATGGGCTTGTCGCTTGCCATGTGAACTTTGGTGCTGCTACCAACAGCCGGGCCCACCACATTGTTTGCCAGCCAATCACCAGCCTTCAGACCAGTGTTGATCAAGTCCACCGGCGCGCCTAGCGTCCCGGCCACCAGACCACGATTCGCAACGTCCGTCAAGGCGTGCGGCTGGCCCATCGTGCCCAGTTCCTGCTTGCCCTGCGAGTACAAGTCGGACGCGCCGCTCTTGATCGCGTTGATGATGCTGTCGATGTCCATCGTGTGCCCTCCTCACTGGGCGTAGGGGTTGACGCGTGGCCTCTGCTCATCCGCGTAGTAGTCGTCGTCGTCGACGGGGTCGATGCGGATTATCCCCGCATCCTTCAAATACCGCAACGCCTGCGTGAGCGCGTCCACATAGTCGTCGTGCCGCACCTCCGGGAACGCCGTCCACTGGTTCATCGCCTCGCTCAACCACGTGCGCGGGTTGCCCGGGTTCTGGTCGCTCTCCGGCAGGTACACACGCCCTCTGGCGATGATCGGCGACACGAGGTTGGCCCGCATCACCTTGTCCGCGTTGCCCGGGTTGTAGCCCCGCGCAGGCAGCCCCGCACGCTGCAGGTCTTGGATCAACTGGATGCCCGCGCTCTTGTCCTCGATCAGCACGATGTCCGTCTTCTTGCCCTCGCCGAACTCGTCCGGGTCGCCGTACACCTCGGTCTTGTACACGTCCGTCACCTTGTCGCGCAGGTCCGGGTACTGAATGCGCTCGCTCCACACGTCGATGATGAACACGCTGGTCGGGCCGTCCTCCGGCTTGAACACGCCCAGCACCACGCAGGCCGTCGCGTCGTTCTGGGTCTTCTCGCTCGTCGCGCAGTCGTACGACTGGATCACCATGCTGAACTTGGGCAGCGAGCGCTGGGCCGGCCACAGCCTGAACCACTGGCGCTTGATCAGCCCGTGGTCGCTCGGGTCCAGCAGCACCGCGTTGATTTCCTGATCGCCAAGCTCGGTCCCTTCATACTGCAGGATCTGCGCCTTGAACGTGGGCGCGAGGTTGTCAAGGTTGTCGTAGGTCGTGGCGCTCACGTAGCACACGTCATGGCCATCGCGCTCGACCAGATCGAAGATGAGCGGCTTCGGGCGTGGCGTGGTCGTGCACATGAGGCGCGGGTGCTTGCCCAGCCGCATGCCGAACTGGATCTGGTTCCACGCCTCGTCGAGGTCCTGCCACGCGGCCAACTCGTCCAGCCAACCGCCGTGGAACTGAGGACCGCGGAACCGCTCGGGCTCCGACGCCGGGATGCCCTTGATCAGGCTGCCGTTGATCAACTGGATCTCGGACGTGGTGACCATGTGGTTCTTGACCAACTCCTTGGGCATCACGGTCAAGATCCCGCTGTCGCCGCTGAAGGCCACGTCACGCACGTCGCCGGCCGTTGGGGCGCTGATCAGCCAGCGCGTGCCCGGGTTGGTCCAAGCCTGCCACCACAGCCACTCAGCGGCCGCTCTGGTCTTGCCCGCGCCACGGCCGGCCAGCAGCAGGTAAATGTGGGTCCGGTCCCAAAGCTCATCGCGCTCGGGCATCTGGTAGTCATGCGCCTGTTTCTCCCACGCCGTGCGGGCCTGAATGGCCTTCAAGGCGTAAAGGGGCAGGGTCGGCATGATCTTGATCGCCTTGTCCCTGCTGAGGGGCTCGGCGGGGCGCTCGGCCACCTCGCTCACGCGGTCAGCCCCTGACCATCGCGGCCACGATGTCCTTGGTCAACTGGGCCGCCTCGTTGGCGTCGATCGTGTGCTTGTTCTCGGTCGTCGCGTTCACCTGCGACAGGCGCGCGTGCATGTAGGGTGCAGCCGACGTGGCGGCCCACTTCTTGTCGTCGTGGCTCGACTTCTCGTCGTTCAACACGCCCATCATGAAGTCGAGCGGCGTGATCTTGTACTTGGCCGCGATCTCGTTCACTTTGGCGATTCGCGCATCACGCGCGCCAACAGGTCGACCGGAGCCGGGCCGAGCGCCACCAGAGTTTGGCCGCGCACCACCGCGCGTGCTTTTCGGTTTCGCTGGTAATTGCTGATTTTCGTCAGAGGTCTTCATGAGCGCGGAATCTACCACACTGCCACATTTTTGAGCAAGCACTTTTTATTGCCTAATTTTTAAGCGCCTAATTTTTAAGCACACACTGCCTATTTTTTAAGCACAACACTGCCTAAAAATTAAGCAAAAGTTATCCACAGGTTATTCTTATCCACAGGCTGTGGATAACTGACTTATCCACAGCGCTCGACAAGTTTTCCCCACAAAAATGTGGAAAAAAGGCCAAGTTATCCACAAAATAGGGGTAAACCCTACCCCCTCTAAAACGCGTTTTAAGGGCCCTAGAACGCGCTGAAACTTTTTCAGGCTACCCGTGCCTCAGTTACCGGAAACGATGGCCTTCTAGGCCTTTCTGAGCGTTTTCACCATTTTGGTGCACAGGCCAAAAATGACCATGTGGCACGGTTTGTGCTACGCGTGTGCAGGCGCGCATCGCGCGCTTTTTCTTGATGACCATGCGGCTGCAATAACCCCACACTTTTGTCGGGAATGTGTTGCAGTTGCCGGAAACGTGTTACTATTTGGCTGTCGACAACAAATGAGGTAAACGAAATGAAAGTCTCAAAGTGGAAATCAGGCGAATACATTGTGACTTTACACGGTCACTCATTTGAGTTGATCAAGCTCTTCGGTTCCAAAAACTGGACCCTGTTGAATGCAACCGGTACAGAGATCAACCAAGCCGAAACCAAAAGCGGCATGCTTGAAGTGATGGCAAATTGGTCGCCAGAGCGTACAGCCCAATATGCACGCGAAGAGTTCTGCTCTTACGCCTAAGCAATACTGATGAGGCCTGAATGGCCGAAACCCCTCCGGGGGTCTATTGCAAAAACCCTTAAACGCTTAAACGAAGGAAACCGAAAATGAAACTCAAGAAATACAACCGCAAGGACGTGTCCATCGGCTCACTGGTGGTCGTGACCGACGAGCCAGAGGCTCAGGTCTACACCGTCGAATACATCGCCGACACCGGCCTGTCTGTGTGCCTCAAGTACCGCTCGGGCACTCACATTAGCCAATCATGGTCCGACATCTCGCTCCTGTTGGTCCCCACCCTGCGCCAGATCGAGGACAGCATCGCCATCCATGGCCCTCTGGTCTCACGCAAAGAAATCTAATCAACCCGGGGGCTTCGGCCCCCAATTAGGAGAACACCATGAACCTCAACACACAAACAGCCAGCCTCGTCAACCACATCTACAGCCGCTCTGTGGCCGGCGAGCCCGCCCCAAAGGTTGGCGATGCAGCCACCACCCTCTCTTGGACCGACCGCCATGCAGCCACCGTGGTGGCCGTGCGTGAACTGACCGGCGCGCTCTGGTCCTTTGAGGTCGAGGTCGTCGACGACCTGATCGAGGTCGCCAGCGGCAGCACCCATGACGGCAGCGCTGTGTTTTCAACACGGCCCGACCCAGACGGCTACCGCCGCCTGTTCCGCAAGTCCAAGAAGACCGGCGAGTGGGTCTCCGGCTACCGCAACGCCGAGACCGGCAAGTTCAACAAGGGCGTGGGCGGGCTCATCATTGGCCGGCGCGATCACCACGTCGACCCATCTTTTTAAAAATATTTTAAAAACTTCTTGAATGTTGCCGGAAACTGTGTTTATAATCTAACCGTCGACAACGACATCAACTTAAACGCTTAAACGAAAAGGATCTCAAAATGTACCGCTTCTCCTCCTCCTCCAACCAGTCCGCATATCGTTCACACGCTCCCCTGAGCAACGAACAAATCGCCTACTACGCCCCCAGCGTTTTGGCCGTTGAGGCCCATGAGTCGCGCGGTGAGCGCTACGCCTTCATCCCCACCATCAACGTGATTGATGGTCTGCGCGCTAATGGCTTTCAGCCCTACGAGGTCCGCCAGACCCGTGTGCGTGACCAAGGCAAGCGCGCCCACACCAAGCACTTGGTGCGCCTGCGTCACGCTGGCGCTGTTGGCAACAACCTCGAAGTGCCTGAGATCATTTTGCTGAACAGCCACGACGGCTCGTCGTCCTACCAAATCATGTCCGGCGTGTTCCGCTTCGTCTGCTCCAACGGCCTGATCGCCGGCAACGTGCACGACGACATCCGCGTGCGTCACACAGGCAACGTGGTCGACAACGTGATCGACGCCTCGTTCCGCGTGCTGGACGCTGCCAAGGAAGTGTCCGACCGAATCGACACCTACAAGGCCATCGAGTTGTCCAAGCCCGAGCAGTTGGCTCTGGCCACCTCGGCCCTGCAACTGCGCTATGAGCCCTCTGAGGCCCCCATCGTGGCCGGCAGCCTGCTCAATGCCAACCGCTGGGCCGACCGTAAGGACGACCTCTGGACGACCTTCAACCGCCTGCAAGAAAACCTTATCAAGGGCGGCGTGCGTGGCCGCTCCGCCACCGGTCGTCGCATGTCGACCCGTGAGGTCGGTGGCGTGAACGAGAACGTCAAGCTCAACAAGGCCCTGTGGACCCTTGCAGACAGCATGGCAGCCCTCAAGATCAACCAAGCCGACGACGCCTTTGTGGCACGCTATGAGCAGGCCTACGAGGCCTCTTACGACACAGTCTGACTGATGATGGCTTGAAGAGCCGAAACCCCGGCAACGGGGTCTCAGACCAACCCTCAAACGCTTAAACGAAGGAAACCAAAATGAACTACATCACACACAACCAAGCCGACCTGTTCGACGACGTCAACTGCACCAGCTTGGTGGCCCAAATCGTCGCCAGCTACAAAGATCTGGTGGCCGCCTTTGGCGAGCCAACCGCCGGTTGCGGCAAAAGTGACGTCGAGTGGCTCGTCAAGTTCGACGACGGCACGGTGGCCACCGTTTACAACTGGAAGAACGGTCCTGCGTATTGCGGCGAGGCCGGCACGCCGGTCAAGCAGATCAAACAGTGGAACGTTGGCGGCCATGCTGCGGCCGCGTACCAGAAGGTCTTCGACGTGGTGCGCAAGACGGCGCGGGAGGTGGCTCATGCATAAGTGCGACCGATGCGGCATGGAGCATCACGCCGAGACAGCGGTGCAGAAGACCCCCAAGGGGGTTTTCTGTTTCAACACCGACCAATGCTCGAGGCGCTTGGGCCCCAATTACAGCCACGCCAAGGCCATCAAACTGTGCACCGGGGCTCCGGTGGCCAGACTGCTGCAGCCGCGCAGCACGCGGGCGATCTACACAGACGGCAGGCTGCTCTTTTGCGTGGGCATCCGGCCACCCAAGTACCCGCTGGGGGTGACTTGGCTCAAGTACCAATCGCAGCGGTACGTTAGGAGCCCGAAGATCCTTTGGTGCGGCAGTGGGTTTTTTGCAACAAATAAAAAATAATTTTAAAAAACCCTTGAAGTTGCCGGAAACGTGATACAGTGGAGCCTTCTCAACAACGCTTAAACGAGGTAAACGACATGAACATCATCGACATCAACAACGCCGCTCCTGCTGACCAACTGGGCACGCTGCTGGCCAAGATCGCCGAGTTGACCAAGCAGGCCGACGCCATCAAGGACGCCTTCAAGGACGAAGCCACTGCTGGTGGCGACAAGGTCTTCGAGGGCAACCTGTTCAAGGCGACCGTGGTCGAG